TGCTGTTGGTAAACCATTGCCCACAAGTTGGGAGACATACGACCACGCTTTTTATTAAGCGCCTCACCGTCCCATTTGGTATAGAGTCCGTCAGAATCTGGGATGCCCTTACCTGAGACGGGAGGCATATTGGTCTTGGGCCAAAGCGTTACCCAGTCTTTGTACTCGTCTTTAAATTCTAATACCGCAGGTTGTGCAAAGTAAGTCCATGGGGATGTCTCGTCAGGGTAGCGCATAGGGTCGCGCAATTCTGAGTACAAGTCTCTTGGGCGCAGGCGTGTACCTACGACAAGTAACTTACCCCCGTCATTGTCAATACGGGACATAACTTCGGATTGAATCCAGTCAATTTGCTTTTCATACTCATGGGCGTTGGTATGGTCAACACAGTCGTCCATGATAATTAGGTCAGCACGAGCACCGTAGATATGTCCACGGATACCGATAGCCTGTACGGTTGGGTCCTTCTCACCAGAGTTACGAGCCTCTGACGATAGGTAAATAAGGTCCTGCTTCCATGAATCAGAGTTCTTTTCAAAGCCGCCTGGAGGTCCAAAGGCAAGATGTAAGTCCTGATAACGAGGATGGGTGAGTCTGTTCTTAATGGAGAGCAGGAACTTTTGCGCCATAGCCTGAGTCTTGGACACCACCAAGATACGGATGTTAGGGTTACGGCAAATCTGGTAGAGCGCGTAGTTGACCGTAATGGTCGTAGACTTGGCGTGCTCAGGTGGTGTATTAACAATAATTAAATCTTTATCCCCAGGCTCATAGATGATGCTAGGGTGAATGTCGGAGGGGGGTGTACCCTCCAGTAAATCAATCCAGTGCTTTTGATGGGTAAAGACTTCTACCCCAAGGTACTTAGATGAGAACTCTGGGAAGGGTGGCACCTCTACGGTACCTGACTGTAGTTCGCCACGGGCGGTCATAGACCGTACCTTGTCTATCTGAGTACGGAATGTCTCATCGGTCTTACGGTAGTATTCGTAGGTCTTAACCGACCGACCGACAGCATCCATCGCCTTTTGGACGGAGTAGCCCTCCATCAGAAATTCTATAATTTGCTTTTTGATAGCATCCGCATTTTTAGTTTGCGAGTTAATTCTTTTTGTTTCCATAGGCATAGTAGCGATTCCGCTTTATGTTAGAATCGCAGTTTATCCTTTCCTAACCGTAGGCTGTAGCCCCAAGGCGGAAGCCGTAGGTTAGGGCGTAATGTAGGGGCAGCCTTCGGGCTGCCAATGCTTAGCGGTAGGGCGTAAATTGTAAAGCCCTACACTATAGTATTAGGTGTCCAGAGGACACTAATTGGACACTTTATTTCAATATATTTTTTGTTACTTATGCCACTGTACTAAAAGTGCTGGTCAGACCCACCCTCCCCTATCAAACTTATGTGACTACCTACATATATACATATACTCACACATATTTAAAAACCCTGGGTTCGCTCACTGTCGTTCTCTCCCCTAATAAACACAGCGCAGAAAGTGCTTGCCCTGTCTGCTTGCTTGCTTGTGTGCTTGCTTGATTGGGCTAGTTCGCTTTAACGCTATTACTAGAACAGCGCACCCTTAATCGCGGGGGGGAATCGGGGAAGCGTGAGCAGGCTTGAGCGCTTGTGCTTGTGTGCGTGTCTCACTATGTGAGATGACCAGTCATAAGCCTTGAGCGTGAATTGTGAGACTGGTCACACTTTACGGCTTGAGCGTGTTAGGTGATTGACAGCGCATAACCCCCGCTTGTACCTTTCGGGTATTAAGTCAGCAACAGTGCAGACTTAAGACGGGAGATGATTCAAATGACACAAGCACAAGCAACTAAGACCGCACAAGCAACTAAGACCGAAGCACTATCTACGCTCACCAAGGCGCTAGAACAGGCTCATGAGTTGATTAAGACAGAAACAGGCGCACCCCGCGCAACTATTCTTGTGACTCGTGACCTCAAGGGTCGTAAGGGACATTTCACACACTTTCAACCATGGCATGCTAACGGCGAGGCTTTCCACGAGATTGCTTTCAACCTTGAGCACTTTACGACCGCTCAAGAGTTGCTTTCTACCCTCATTCACGAGGTCGCTCACTCTCTCAATTTCAAGAATGGAATCAGCGACACAAGCGCAAACCAGTACCATAATGCCAAATTTAAGACACAAGCCGAAGCGTTAGGTCTTAAGACCATAGAAATCAAGGGAAAGGGACACGCCTCAACCGAACTCACCGAATTAGGCGCCAAGCGCTGGAAGAAGGCGCTTGCGATTCTTGACAAGGCGCTAGAACTCACCGCGCTAGGCACCGAGACCGCTAAGCCTAAGGGCAGAAACACCAACCTACTCAAGGCAACCTGCCCATGCGAGCAAGTAATTCGCGCCTCTCGTGGCGTGATTGAGGCGGGCGTATCTTGCAACTTATGCGGAATGAGGTTCAGCGCTTAAGACATAAAGCCCCCGCCCGATAAGTCGGCGCGAGTTCACGACTCACGGGGGCACGACATGAAGTGGGAAAGCCTCGCTCATGTATTAAGACAGGAGAATAAAATCATGAAAAACTGTAAAAAGTGCGGTAATGAGATTACTATAAACGAGTTAATTCTAATCGCTAAGTTTAGAGTTCTTGAAATGCCTATCGTTGCCCTTAATTGCTTTACTTGCTGGGAATAAGACTTAAGACAGAACGCCCCGCGCTACAGGCTACGAGTTCGCAACTCAGCGGGGCACGATGTGAGGAGAATCACACCGCGAAATGCTAGACATGCAGGGCGCGAGATGATTCACTTACACCAAGCAAGAAACCAAGCGGGAAAGTTTCCCGTTAGGTATTAAGACAGGAGACAGCACATGGAAGCAACAGCACCAACAGCCCGCGAGCAATTCGTGAGTGATTTCACTCTCGTAGTTGATAACAACAGCGAGGCTTATTTTGAGACGATTGACCTAGTACGAAGCAAGAAGGAAAGTGTCCCCGCAATTAGTGAAGCAATGCGTGAAGTCTTTGAGGAGCAAGTATCGCGGGCGCTTCTTGTCTTAAGACAGAGCGAAGAAGTCGAGCCAATCACCGCCGACCTCATGCATGAAATCTTGTTGGGCTGGGGGTCTGATGTCTTTGATGACATAGCCCGCCACTACATACAAAAAGACGGGGAGTGACTTAAGACATGAAAATTACATTCAACCTATACAGCGGAAGCGGATTAGAGTCTCAGAATACTCTCAGCGCAGAGAATTTTGCAGAGTTTCGCAAGATAGCCGAGAGCCTTAAGCAATCGGTCAGAATTGTGAGCGTGTCTTAATACAGAATAAAAAATGTGATGAGAATCACAGCCCCAAATGATTGAGTTCACGCGGTTGTCATGCAACCATTGGGGCACAAGGTAGGCAGGAGATACCAGCCACCGAGTACGACAGGAGAACAGCACCATGAAGCACCTCACAGGCAAGCAAGCAACGATGACAGTAACAGTCAAGATTGAAGGAGAGATTGAGTCTTTCTTCTTCTATGACATGGCAAGTTATGCAGAAATCATGAACGCAATCCACAACGCACAGGCAAAGGTGGCTTAAGACATGAAAAGAGCAGAACTTATTATCGGCAAGGCTTATTACATGAATAAAACCACCGACTGGACTAACAGCCACTATGGAATCAGTAGTTCTTATACAAAGACTGCCGAGAACATTAAGCGATACAAAGTAACAGTTATAGAAACACAACTTAAGACAGAAAACGAAAAGGAATGGCGCACTCGTGATGTCTTAATACAGAACTCAGAAGGCAACCTCAAGTGGGTGCCTCTCAACTGGATTCGTACTACATGGATTGAAGCGGTCAGAGAATTAACCGAGAACACACGCCAACGCGCAAGCAATTCTTGGAACGACCGAGGCAACCAATACTCCCGACACATGGCACGCAAGTTTGAGCGCGAGCAATTAAAGCCAGCCATTAAAAACTTATGCGATGAGATTGAGCGCGTGACTGGTGAACGCACATGGGCAGGCGACAAGATTGAGAACCTTGAACTCAAGACTCTATTGACCTTGACTCAGGCACTGTCCTTTATTAAGACAGATTTACAGGCGGTTGCATCATGACCGAACAGTATCTAGCACAAGATTGTGTTGATTGTGGGCGTGAGTTTAATTACTTAAGTCACAAGTTTGACACATGTATCTATTGTCAGGAAGAACCCAAGCGAGTGTTTTGCGGAGACTGCTTGGTACCGATTACAGACTGCAACCATGGACAGGAGTTCAACAAATGAAACTTACACGCCGAGGCAGACTGGTCAGAGCAATCTTTATTTATGTCTTAATACTTAGCGCGATGATTGGAGTATCAAGCGCACTAGGTGTATGGGATGTACCCGAATCATGCTTAGTCGAACAGGTCGGATGTCCTGCGGGGTATCTACCTTAAGACAGAAGTGTGACCAACATCACACCACAAATGCTTGACATCAGATAGCACAACCGATTAACTACAACTACCAACTAACGACAGGAGAATAAAATGAGACGCGAAACAAAAGATGGAAAGTATTACATGTATGGAGAGTACTCAGATGGTATTCCAAAAGTGCGCTATTCAATCGGTAGATGTACAGAACAGGGCGACCAGCACATTGAAGATGTCCTTGGATACAGAGAAGCACGAGCCTACTTAAAACAACTAATACTTAAGACAGAAGATAACTCAATAAAAAAATGTAAGGGTTGTGACATGGCTATGTGGCTAGAAGGAAAGATAGATGATGACATTCCACTATGCCATGCTTGCTACCAAGACAATGAATTGCGTACCAAATACACCAAGACAGGAGATAACTAACATGGCACTACCCGAATCAACTATCGAAGCACTAACTAACGGCGCTAACCACATGTCATTCAATGAGAGCGGAGAGATGACCAGTGCAAGCGGGTCAGGCGTGGACTTATATGTACTCGTGTCTCTCGTCTCATGGATTAAGTTAGAACTTAAGACAGGAATGAAGATGACCCGACATGGGAGCACACTTAAGAAAGCAAACGAAATGCTGGGCACTAACTATCGCCGTAAGCAACAGGCACTAGAACACCTTGAGTCTTTACTCTTGTTACTTAAGACAGAAGATAAGACATGAACTCACTAGAGATGAAAGCCACACGCACCCTTGCTAAGCGAGCAAGAGAGCAACGAAACGCCAGCACAAATGACCAAGACTTTGACTACTGGCATGGGATAATGGAGCAATACGAAAACAAACTAACGACAGGAG